TCGATCGCCTGCTTGTTCAGGTCGTTGAACTCGGCTTGCGCGAGGATGGCCGTCTCCATCGCGGGCGTGAGGCCCTTGATGCGGCCCTCTTGAATGTCGAGCAACGCCTTCTCGTAGGTCGTCAGGTCGAGCGTCTCTTCGACCTGCTTTTGGAGCGTCTCCAGGTAGCGCTGCGCCTCGCTGGCGACGGCGCTGTGCTTCTTGGGGTCATCGGGTGTCGGAGGCTTCGGCAGGCGCGGATCGGTGAACCCAACGCCACGGCCGAACGTCGTGCGACCGGCCGCCGCGTTAAGCGCATCGTTGAGCTCCTGCGTGATGGTTCTGGCACGGCCCTCTTCCTCTGCCAGGCGCTGACGCAGTTGCCCCAGCACGCCGCCTTGGAAGTTTTCACCGACGCCGCGTGCCGTGAGCTTCTCGATCTCCGCTCGCAGACCCTTGATGGAGTCGCTGGTGGTCTTCGACTGCTTCTCCAGCAAGTCGGCCGGCTCGGTACCACCGAGAATCACCTCGTACAGCGCCATGAACGAGCCGCGCAGGATGCCGAAGTCGCGCGCGTTCTTCAATGCATGGTCAGATAGCTCCGTCAGGGTCGGCGTCACCTCCTTGGCCAGCTGCAGCGCCAGACCCTCGCCCGACTTCTTCAGACGGCTCAAGTTGTCGTTGAGTTCTTCGGCCGCCTTTGCCGTCTCGTCGTCGATGACGACGCCCAGCCGCTTGGCCTCTTCAGTGAGCTTCCCGATGCCGGCGCTGCCGCTGTTCAGCAGCGGGATCAGGTCGGTGCCGGCCTTGCCGAAGAGCTGGATCGCCAGCGCGGCCTTCTTCGGGCCGTCGGGCATCGCGGAGAAGCGATCCGCGACCTCCGCGAGCACGCGCTCGCTGGCCTTGAGGTTCCCGCTCGAATCTCGAATGGCGACGCCGAGCTGCTTGAACGCGGGGTCGTTGCTGACCAGGCTCTTGTTCAGCTCTCTCAGCGCGGTGCTCAGCCCGGTGGCCTCCACGCCGGAGAGTTCGGCGGCGTAGGCCAGCGCGGTGTAGGTGTCGACCGATACGCCCGCGGCCTGCGCGGCTTTGCCTGCCGCATCAGCAGCGTCGATCTGCTGCTTCACCATGTAGGCCGTTGCAATTCCAACGGCAGAAAGCCCCAGGCCGATCTTCTGGCCCGCATCAACGGCTTCCTTGCGGAGTTCCCTGAACGCCTTCTCTGCACGCTTCGTGTCTGTGAGGAAACTGCCCGTGCGGAACAAGAGGTCTACGACTACCGAACCAGCGGCCATCAGTGCTCCGTCCCCGTGTGGTCTCTCAGAAGCGAGATCTCGGCCCAGACATTGGGGGAAAGCAATGCCTCCTTCGCTTTGGCGCGCCAGTGCGGCATTGCGGCCTCGATCTTCGCGGCTGAGAAGCCGGCCGCTCGACATTCAGCAGCGAATTCGGTGATCTGGCTGTCGATGAAAGCCGCGCCCTTCTGGCGGAATTCCACCTCGGTGTCGCCTGCTTCGATTACTACTGGATCGCACATGTGAGTGTCCTCAGGATAGGTACGCTTCGCCAGAGAACGCGGCTCCGAAGGTGAGAACCACGGTGTTCGCGTTCGGATAGGCGATGTCACCCTCGACCTCGTCACCAGCGGTGTTCATCACGGTGACGTTCGGGCGCATGCCGAGGTTGTGATGGATCGTCCAGGTGTCGGACGCGGTGCTTTGAACGTGCCGGTACGCGGCGGTCCCTGAACCGCCCGGGCCATTGACCTTCTGCACGACGACGCCGCTGATGCCCTCGCGGCCACGCTCACCTTTCAGGTCGACCCACTGTCCCCAGAGCCGTCCGTCCGGCCCTTGCTCGAACCGCAGACGTGTGCCATCCCACTCGTGCTTGGGCATGGGCCCCATCTCGCCGGCCTCGCCATCTGCTCCAGCACCGGGCAGCCTGTCCGTCAAAACCGCAATGGCGTCCTTCTGCGCAGCGAGTTCGCTGGCCAGATCCTGTACGGTACTCAGCACCACGCCAAGCGAGTGCTGGATGCGGAACTCGATGGACGAATCGTCCAGCGCCTGCACCAGTTCGCCCTTGATGATCTGCGCGATCGCGGTCTTCTGGCCTTCGCTCGTGTCGGGCCCCGGCGAGAGAGGTGCAGCTGGCGCACCGCCGCCGCTGGTCTTGAACGGATCGTCCTGACTGTCGCGCTTGGCCAGCGCGGCAAGGCTGAAGTTCTGCTGCTGCAGGTACGGCGTATCGCCGCCAGCAACTGGGCCGCGGCCGAACTTGCGCCGCGCCTCGTTCGGCGCGCTGATGCCGCGCTGCACCAGCGTGCCCTCGACCTCGGCCAGCGTGGCGCTGTCCATGCGCAGCAGATCGTCGAGATCGAACTCGGTGCGGTACACGCGCGGGTCGAGCCGCATCGCGCGGTCGAGCAGCGTCTCCACCGCTTCGATCTGGGCCTGCAGGCACTGCGAGTAGTACTGCTGCCACAGCGCCTGCACGTTGTCGTAGCTCGGCGCGTTGCCGATGCCGACGAGGAACGCCGGCACCTTGAACGCACGCGCCACCTGCTGGTCGCTGAGGCCGAGCATCTCGGCCATCTGTGCGTCATCGGCGTTCATCGCCAGCGACTGGAATTTCAGATCATCGCCGAGCACCGCGATCTTGCCGACGTTGTCGCCGCTGTAGTTCTTCTCCCACTGGGTCTTGAGCCGATTCGCGGTCTCGTCGCTGATCTGGCCCGGCGCGGTCAGGACGCCACCGGGGCGGCTCATGTTGGCGAACAGCTTCGCCGCGTTCTTCTGGATGTTCAGGCCCTGCGCCGCGGCGAGGCTGCACGCATAGAGTGGAGAGAGGCCGACCAGCGGGTGGAACAGGCAGTTGAAGCGGTCATGGATGATCTCGGAGGCCGGCACGGCCTCGATGTCGTACGGCAGGCGCGACAGGTCGTCGGAGTTCAGGCCGTAGAACACGTCCCCGTTCGGCGCCACGAGGGGGCGCACGCGCAGCGGGTCGAGGATGTAGATCGCGCGCACATTGCCGGCGCCGTCGCGCGCCAGCAGGCCGTAGGTGTTGCCGCGCGACTGCTTCGAGAGCTGCCAGGCCTCGACGAACTGCTGGCGGGTCTGATAGTGGTTCGGCTCGCGCAGCAGCGGTGAGTAGGTCGACACGTCGGCCTCTTCCCACACCGGGCCTGCCTTCGTCATCAGCCGCAGGCTGAGCTTCGACACGTCCGAGGCGATCGTCGTCACGCACGCGAACGCGGTCGAGAACGACAGCGCCGTGTCCATGTTGACGGCGATGTCGGTCTGGAAATCCTTGTCCATCACGAAGCCGAGGAAGCGGCCCCGGCCGCCCACCGGCACGGATGCATAGCGCTTGCCGGTGATGACGCCCACGACGTCACGGACGCGCTGAACGAAGCCCACGGCGGTGCCGGTCGTCATCGCAGCCATCAGCCGTAGTGCGCGCCGGTGATGACGACGACGCTGCCCTCTCTGGCCTTCTTCCAGTTCGCGTTCCAGGACAGGAGCAGGCCGACGAGGTCGGCCTGCCACAGCGACATCCGCGTGGCAGTCGCGGCTGCGGGCGCCGCGGCATCACCCGTTGGGGCGTCGTCGAGCTCGATCATGGCTTCCGTGCTGACGTTGACGGAACCTCCCTCATCGAGGAGGCAAACGCCCGCGGCATCGACCAGGCTGATGGTGCCGCCGCTGCTGTCATGCGTCGCCGCCTCGGAGGTCATCACCGGCAAGCCAGCCAGCGTGCCGCCACGAGCACCGACATCGACTGCGAGGCCCTTGCCTCCGCCGTGCAGGCCGATGTCGACACCGGTACGGGGGTGCGCGACCCAAACGGCCGTGGACAAGTCGCCGCTGAATTGCGCCAGCGCCGCCGCGACGTCTTCAGTGATGTTGCCCGACGATGGGATCGTCGGCGCATCGTAGGTAACCGCTGCCGGCTCGAGGCCCGGCGTTCCGGCGTTCGACTCGTCGATGAAGCTGCGGTCCAACAGCAGCCGCGCCGCATTCAGCATGTCGGAGCGAATGAGCGTCTCGGCCTGTGCGCTGATGTCCCCGAGAAGCTCTTTCGAGACCACCTGCAGCACGGTTGCCGTCAGAGTGTCGAGGCTGGAGCCCTCGAACATGGAGCGGCTCGCCCTCGCGGCCTTGCCGTGTCCGCGCCACGATGCCGTCGAGCCATCGGCGACTGCGACGAACGGCGTGCGGCGCGGCACTCGGCGAAGGCCGGTCATGCGCCCGATCAGGGCTTGCGAGCGAGCCAGTTCGAAGAACTCGGTCCTTGCGGCGTCGAGATCCACCAGTTCGGCGCCCCAGCCATCGGGGGAGCCAGCCGCGACTCCCGCCTTCGTGATGAGCGCGGCGGTCGAGCGCGCGCCCCAGCGATTGGCAGCATACGCACCCGCCTGGAGGGGCTCACCGTTCGAAGCGGCAATGGCACGCGCGATGCAGATGCGAACGAAGTCGAGACCACGAGGATTCATGACGACGCGAGGGAATTGAGATGCACCGAGCGTGCTACGGAGGGCAGGCCGGGTCGATGGCGTTGCGTGGGCTTCAATGGGGTTGCGTGAGGTTCAGTGACGCGAATCGCAGCGCGTGGCCTCGATCCAGCGCGCGAGGTCATCCAGCAAGTACGTGACCCGGTACCCACCGCCACCGAGGCGGTACCAGGCGGGCCCGGTTTGGGCCGAGCGCATGTTCGCGAGGGTGCCGGCCGCGAACCCCAGCAGCTCGGCCGCGACATCCTCGCCCACGCGCCCGTCGCCGCTGACGAAAGCTCCGGCCTCACGGCATCGAAGCTCCAGACGCCGCGCACAGGCGGCGATGCGGGTCTCGATCGGGTCAGTCATTTGATTTGATGACCACCAGGCTGGGAGGTGCCTTCGGCCGGAACTTGCCGGCGGCGACCTTCTTGGCCTTCTCCAGCGCCTCGTCCTTCTTGCCGCCATCCGAGCGCTTCGTGTGCCGGTACTGGGCCGCCGCGATAGCAGCACGCACCTGCAGCGCCGTGGCGTTAATCTCGCCGCGCATCACGCCTTCGAGAAACGCCAGTGGCTCCAGGCCTGGGCAGACGGCAGGCTCGGGCTTCGGTTTGGGTTTGCGACCCGATCCCGGCCGCGCACCGCCGCTTCTACCTTTCACTCCAGCCATATGGTTCCTCCAATCCAAAAGTGGGGTTCGTTTTATGTGTGAGGCACGCTCCGGTCCTGAAAGCACTTGACGGGACAAGCGCGATCCCCCCCGGGAGGGGCCTCGACGCGAGCAGACAACGAGCAGACAACGAACGGACAAAGCGGACACCGCAGCGAGCAGACAGACAGACAAACCCCTTTAGGGGTTGTCTGTCCGTCCGTTGCGGTGGTGGCGTCTGTCCGTTCATGCCGGAATCCACATGCCCCGGCTGCTTCCCTTGGCAACCATCCCAGCGGCCAGCAGCGCGCTCTTGATGCGTTGCATTGCCTTCTCGCGCGAGCCCTCCGAACCCTGCGCGATCAGCCCTGCCGCTTCGCATTCCGCCTGCCAGAAGCGGAAGGCGGTCTCGCCCGATCCGTTGGCCTTGCGCAGGAGATCGAGCGCACGCTGTTCCCTGTCGCCGACCGAGCCACGCTCGACCTGCTCGAGCGTGACCTCCGACAGCAGGCCAGCCGACCCTCGCTTCAGCCAGATGGGTGCGAAGGCCTCGGGCGGGCAGTGGTTCGCTTTCGTCAACGCGAGTTGAACGTGGCGCTTGCGCTCCACGATGTCGTCGATCTGGAAGCACCTCGCCTCGTCGGCAGTCATCGTGCGCATCACCAGTTCGCCGCGGACAGCGTCCGTCAGCGCTCCGCCACCGCGCGCGGCGTGCGAGCCGAGTTCTTCAGCCTGTTGCAGCCCCTTCGCTGCGTGCGCGGTCAGCAGGACGCAGGCGCCGGTCTCAATGGCGATCTGGTCGACCAGCTCGCCGAGCCGGCGCTGATGCGCCTGGTTGAGTTCGTCGCCCTCGGTGAGTGCGAGCGCGGGATCGAGACCGACGAAGACCAGAGGCTTGGGCATCGCGTCGAGTTGGCGCATGAGCCAGTCATAGGCGTCTGCCTCGTGCAATGCAGTGCCGCTTGCCGCGAGAAGTCGCATCGAGCGTCCGGCGAGCGCGTACACGCGCAGCCTCTGCGTGAGCAGCTTCCGATCTTCGGCGCTGAGGCTCTTGCCCAACTCGTGCACAGTGGCATGAACGTCGGCCACGGTGTCCTCGGTGAGGAACAGCGCCGCGCTGCCGGTGCGATGGACCTGCCAAGACCACGGCAGCGTGCCAAGCACGGCGCCGGCGGCAAGGCTGTAGAGAAAGCGTGTCTTCGACGTACCGCCGAGGCCGGCGAGAACGTGCGCGCGGCCGGCGAGCAGCGGGCCGGCGAAATGCGGCGCCGGCTCGGGCACGCTGTCGAACATGCCGTTGATGCGGCCATCCGGCCAGCGCAGGAACTGGTCTTCTTCCGGCGCAAGATTGCCCAGCGCGCGCTCCATGCGCGTCACCGGACGGCCGAGCGCTTCGCGAACTCGACCACCAGCGCGCGGCATGCGGCGCTCTTCCAGCCGTGCACGGCCGCGAGCTCGGTGAACTTCAGCCAGGCGTGTTGCGCGGTCAGGTTGCCGGTGGAGATCGCATCGATGACGCGCTGCGCCTCGATGGCGCCGAGCGCTTCCTGGGCGCGGCTGCTGGTGCTCATGCCAGCGCCTTCCGAGCCTCGTGCAGTTGCTGCACAAGCTCGCGGATCTCGTCATCGCTCTTGCCGGCGATGCGAGCCGCGTTCAGCCGGGAGATCTCGCCGGCAGGCCAGCCGATGCGACGGCCTCCGAGCGGCACCGGCGCCGTGAGCAGCCCGTTCTTCACATCGCCATACGTGGCAGTGCGACCACGGCCACGTTCGGCCATGACCCTCTCGAAGCGAAGTAGTGTGGCGTCGTTCATTTGCGTCCTAGCGATTGCTGACGGACGCAAACGATATGAACCGCATATGGGTAACGCTTAGAGCCTCACCCAGATTTTTTGATCACCCTCCGAATCGTCTCGAATCGGGCTGCGTCGATCAGTCTCGCCACCGCGCGCACCGTCAGATTCGGGCGCTTCTCCCAGTAGGCATTCGCTTGCCTCTGCCATTGATCGTGCGTTGGCGCAGCATCCCTGCTCTTCTTGACGTTCGCCCGCTCTCGACCGCGCACCGCGCGTGCGCCGAGGTCGATCATGGCGCGCGCATCCGCGACCTCGGCTTGCCAGATCGCCTGCACCGCGGCTGATGCCATCCACGCCGCCCCGGAGGAGTCCTTGGCCTCAATGCACTTACGCATCAGAGCCACACATTCGAGGGCTTTGCGCAAGTTCTTGGCGCCGGGGCGATTGGGGTCGATGTGAAGGTATGCCTTGGCGCCGCTCTCGATGCGCGCGCTCCAATTGAGGGGCCAGCGACTGGAATCGAGCCGGCTTCCAATTTCGGCTATCTCGACGGTCTTAACGCGCTCGGGTTTGCCGGCCACGCCTCCCGGCGTTGCCTTCTTCTTCGGGGCTGGCTTGGCTGCCATGTCAGGCTGATGGCGCCGGTATCATTTTCGGCAGTGGGCGCCCCGTCACCGTTTGGTATTGATCAGCAAGCGAACCCTCTCCGAGGGTAAAAGCCGCATGAGCTTCGCTCAGCAAAAGCTGTATGTAGCGCGTGACGCTGATTGCAGCGGGAGACTCTCTGTCACGTAGGATCTCACGCTCCAGCAATTCGGTCAGGCACCACGCCGAGAAGATCGCTCTATCAGCGATCTGCTCACGCACTTCATCCTCGGTGAGGATACGCTCTGGGGTAACCATAGTGCACGGTCCTTTCGTGGTAGGTGCATTGCGGTCAGGCTCTGGTTGCTGTTCCAGCAGCTTCCGGGACCGCTTTGCCTGAAACGGTCAGGCGGCCCTGAACGGAATCACCTTGGCGCCCTGCCGCAGGCGGTCCAGGTGGTCGGCGTACCACTGCATCATCGTGCAGCGCTGCGGCAGGTAGGTCGCGAAGTTGTACGCGGCGCTCACCTCGTCGCGCTCCTGGTGCGCGAGCTGCAGCTCGATGTGGGCGTGCTCGAAGCCGTGCTCTTGCAGGATGGTCGA